GGTGGTTCAAATACTATTAATTTAAATAGTGCAGCTGCTGGAACAGTTGATACAAGCCAAGACAGTTATGCTTTCATTGATGCAAATGATAGTGGAAATACTAAAAAGGCAACTCTTTCAGATTTAGTTGCTTCGATCGCCGGTACAAATTTAACTGCAAGTAATGGTGTACTAAATGCTGCTGCTGGATATGCAAATGCTGATGTTGATGCTCATTTAAATACGAGTTCCGCAGCCAATAATGAAATACTTAGTTGGACTGGAACAGATTATGATTGGGTAGCAGCTGGTAGTGGTGGTTTTACTCCATCTCGTGTCACAGAAGCAGAAACAACAGCAAGTATTAATGATGGTGCTTCAGGTTCTGTTGAATATGCAACACTAGGTAAATCATTTGCTCTTTATACAGTTACAGTTGATAAACCATCTTGGATAAGAATATATTCTGATACAGCATCTAGAACAGCAGACGCAAGTCGTCCACAAGGTCAAGATCCTGCAGAAGGTGCAGGTATTATTGCAGAATTTGTCGCTACTGCAAATAATACAACATTTAAAGTGACACCAGCAATTTATGGTTATATTGATAATGGCGAAACCACATTACCTGTTGCGATACAAAATAATTCAGGAAGCGCAGGAACAGTACAAGTTTCAATAACAGCATTAAAATTAGAGTCCTAATATATGGATAAACATATTCACACGGTAATATTAATACCAGGTACAGACGAAGCAGCATTCTTAGAAAATGAGGCTGCCGGAATGGAAGTCGTCAGTAATTTGAATTTGTTTGATTCCATTATTTCAATGAGGTTAACTGAATCGGAAGTTGCAACTTTACTGGAAAGCGATAAGGTTGTTGATGTTGAAAAAGAAATGCCCGTCATTGAAACAGTATATCCAGTCACTCCAGAATACTCAAGAAATACTACATTAGAGACAAGAAATTCACCAAGTGGTTCAAATGGTGCCGATTATTCTGGGACTAACTTTTGGTTTCACGGTGGAGTAAAGATTACATCAAATTCAGCACCAATAGGATTTTTTACAACTGCCGGAGAAGATGCCGAAGTTTCAGCAACAATAGAACAAAACTATGTTGGTGAATATGTTGATATTGTAGCTATTGAAGCAGGAACTCCATTAAATACTTATGATTCATATGCATATAGTCACCCAGATTTTCAAGATGCAAATAATAGCCCAAGATTTGTAAAAACAGACTGGACAGCATATGATTCTGGTCTAGTTGATAATAACCAAGCTTCGGCAAATACAGAATTTTTTAGTGCTCATGCTATTGGTGTTTTAAGTGCTGCTGGTGGAAAATATTGCGGTTGGAGTAATGCTTCAAGTTTAAGAGTGTTATATCTTTCGAACGGTGTTGCTGCAGCATACAACGGTGTATTAAATTTCCATAATAATAAACCAGTAAATCCAGATACAGGCGTGCGTAATGCAACAGTTGTCACAGGTGCTTGGGGATTTTCTGGTGTTGATTTAACTGGTGCAGTTCCAGTAGACAATATCTATAGATTAGATGTTTATGATACTGATGGTAATTTAACGACAATTAATAGACCAACAGGGACAGGCTCTCCACAAACATATGCAATTACAGCAACAGCTTCAGATTCGAGTAATTACACACTTTCTGGAACAGATAGAGATGGTTCAGTATCGGGAACAGACCCGGCACTTAATTTAGTTGTTGGAGATACATTAAATATTACAAATAATGTTTCTGGTTCTCACCCAATGTATATAAAAACAACAAATACTGGAGGAAGCGGAGACCAAGTATCAACACCTGCTGCCACAGGACAAGGTACTGCTAATGTTTCTTGGACTCCAAATGCACCAGGCACATATTATTATCAATGTGGTTTCCATAGTGCAATGGTTGGTACAATTACTGTTATTGCACAAAGTACCGATGGTTGGGGAACTGATTTTACTCCATTCACAGATAATTTAATGGTACCGCGTGTAATTCAAGACCCAGCAGATAGTACTGATAAATGGATGATTCCTTGGAATATTGGAAGTAGATATACTACACTTGATACAATTATGTCAAATTATAATAATGCTGGTGGCATATATCATTTCCAAAGTGCTGGTAATAATTCCACAGTAGGTGTTTCAGAAGAAGATCCGAGAAAGAATAATACAATTTATATAGACCCAGCAGTAAATTATGTTGATATTAATTTAAATGGACAAGGTAGATATACATTTGCATCAACTACATCACCAAGTGCGCCCACTGTCACGTCAACAAAACCATGTCGTATGTATCAAGGTGGAGGTTCTAATCAATTTACAGTTGCCGCATGCCAACAAAGTACTGTGAATCCATTATTAGACGATTATAGTAGTAGAGGTCCGATGATTGATATATCTGCTACTGGAGCATATACATGGACAGCATATCCCACCACTACATACAATGATGGTACATGGGGATATTTCAGTGGAACATCTTGCGCGGGGCCGGTTGCTGCAGGAACAGCAAGTATTATGGTTTGTGATTTCTTTATTAAACGAGGAGTCTATCCATCAATCGCACAGTTAAAACAAATTGTATCTGATAATGCAAAACCAACATTAGTGAGTGAAGGGCTTGTAGATTTTGAAAATGTAAGTGCAGCAGGAAATAAACCTTCGACAAGGTTATATTCATCAAGTAATGTATTTCGTATCTCTGAAAATGATTTCCAAAATGGTGGTTCTGATTTAAGTGATTTATTTGGAACACCAACTGATATCATCAATATACCATGGGGTATCAGATTAGGTACAGGAAAATATATTAATGCAGTCAGAGGTCCATCTTATGGAAAGCGTTCAGTATCAGGACAAACATATCCTCGTAGAAAGATAAGAGTGGAAGCATAGTAAATGAGAATAAATAAACTTAATAACACCAATCAAAAGAGTTCAAAATGGCAGAAGTATTAAGTAATAGTTTTAAAACTGACATCACTAGACTATTTCTTGCTGACGTAAGAGATAATCAAAATTATTATTTGTTCGTATCATCTATTGATGACTTCTCGCCGAGCGATACTATAAAATCAAAGAATGAATTTTTAGAAAAAGCATTATTTGGTAAAAAGATTTTAAATGAAGATATTCATTTTTGCATTCCATATTATCCATGGCAGGTTGGTTCTACTTATGCACAATATGATGATGCAGCAGACTTATTAGGTCAAAATTTTTATGCAGTTGTCGGACCAACACAGAATGACACAGGTGATTATCGTGTTTATAAATGTTTAAACAATAATAATGGTGCAACAGTTTCAAATCCACCTAACTTTAACGCTACAACAACAGATCAAATTTATAAAACAGCAGATGGATATGTATGGAAATATATGTATCGCATTAGTGATTTAGATTTTGAAGCATATAATGCTTTAGGTTTTATTCCACTTTTAAGCATGACTGCAAATAATGATCTTATTAGCCCAGCAGATGGTGGAGGTGGTACATTATCTGATGTGATAGTAGAAAATCCAAATGATAATTTTGGATATGTCGTTGAATCTGGAGGTTTGGTAGGTTCGCCATATAGTACTGGCGTTATGGATCTAGACCCTTCTACTAATATGAGTGAAATTTCAAACTATTATGTAGGACAATATATTTACACAACAAATCCAAATGGGATTTCAAGATTATTTGACATAGAATACTATAATTATGATACAAATACCGGTATCGCTGAAATTCGAGTAGGTAGAGAATTATTAACTGGTGCAGCAAATCCAGTTGCGGCAGGAGTTACACAACAAGCACAATTTAAAATCTTTCCAAAACTTAAAATAGCTGGGGACGGAACAAATACAAACACATTACCAGGCTCTACTGCAGTAGCAATTCCTAATATTGTAAATGGAAGAGTCACTACATGCACAGTATTAAATAAAGGTATTGGGTATCATAGAGCTACAGCAGAAGTTGTAGATCCTATTTACGATTTTGACCCAGAAGATCAAACAACAACAGACATTCGAGCAATTGTAAGACCAGTATTGTCATCTGATGGTGGTCATGCTTATAATTTATTAGATGAATTTAGATGTCGTAATTTTTCATTTTATGCATATATTACAGCTGATGATAACAATCAAATTGGAGACACAAATACTTATGGTGCGGTAGGTCTTGTAAGAACTCCATCATTTGCTAATACAGCACCGGATATCTTTGATAACCGTATAGCAATTACTACAAATGACTACGAAAAAGTAACGGCAAATAGTACAATAATACAAATAGATTCAAACAACGAGACAATTTTTTCTGCAAAAGTACATGAAGTAGATGCCGCGGCAAATACAATATATCTTGCAGAATACATGGGACCATATATAGATAATGCAAATACAGGTAATGGTGACATTTCATTAGACCTAACTTTGCCATTAAGAAACGACACAGGACAGCTAATCCAAATAAATACTCCTAGTGCAGACAATGTTGTAGTATCAGAGTATATACAGAGAACTGGTGAAGTATATTTTATGGAAGACTTCTTCCCATTAGCAAGAACCGACCTTTCTCGAGAAGAATTTAAGTTTGTATTGGAATTTTAAGGAAAATAATTAAAGATGCCTATTAACACGAACCTCAATCAAGCTCCTTATTTTGATGATTTCGATCAGGAAAATCAGTATTATCGCGTGCTCTTCAAACCTGGGTTCGCTGTTCAAGCCAGAGAGCTAACTCAACTTCAAACACAGCTCCAAAATCAAGTAGAACAATTTGGTGACAATATCTTTAAAGAAGGTAGTATCGTCAAAGGTTGTAACTTTACTGAATTAGATGATTTAAGACATGTTAAATTAAATCAAATCACAGGATTCGATCCAACAAATTATATTAGCACAAGAGTCACAGAAAATATTGGTGGCCAAGATGTCGAGATTGATTATATTTACGAAGTTGTTGGTGCAACATCTGGACTAAAAGCTAATATTATTCAAGCATCTTTGGGTTATGAAACAAGACCGCCCGATTTAAATACATTCTTTATTAACTATACAAATACTTCTGCTACAAATAAAGAATTCCAGGCTGGTGAAGCTTTAACAATTAATCTTTATAAATTTAAAGTTGGTACTACTTCACCTATTGCAGACATTCCAAACGTTGCATTTGATCGTGATGGTATCAGTGGTATTGCTGTAACAAGTATTCCTGCTACAGACCACGTAGGTCCTTCCTTCGGTATTCAATCAGCACCAGGCGTAATTTTCCAAAAAGGCCATTTTATCTTTGCCGATACTCAAACTTTGGTTGTATCAAAATATAGTAAAAGTCCAACTGATGTTTCAGTAGGTTATCAAGTATCAGAGGAACTTACAACTGCATTACAAGATGGTTCTCTTTATGATAACGCAAATGGCTCACAAAACGAAAATGCTCCAGGCGCAGATAGATTAAAACTTATTCCTCGTCTTGTTGTATTAAATACAGCAGATGCAAAAAATGATTCTAATTTCTTTACATTGGTACGTTATCAAAATGGTAATGCCGTAACAGTTCGTGATGTTTCTCAATATAATGTTCTTGGTGAAGAATTAGCCAGAAGAACTTATGAGGAATCAGGCAATTATATTTTAAGAGATTTCCCATTACAAACAGATGACCGTGTTCCTGAAGGAGCAGCAAACTCAGAAGTTCATGTATTAGTAGGCGAAGGTGTCGCTTATGTAAAAGGTTATCGTGTAGAGAATGCTGGAACAAGATCATTTCCAATTGACCAAATTTCTTCAACAGAAATAGTAAATGCACAATCAGTATCAACTGATTATGGTAATTATGTTACCATTGCAGACCCCGATGCAGATATACAAGGAACAATAACTCTTTGGGATGAAGTTGAACTTCAAACTGCTGCTGGACAAAGAATTGCATATGCATATGTCACTAACTTTACACCTACTCGAATTTATTTAACTGGTATACACACACCTAATACCACTTATAATCTAAACCAAACTGAAAAAGTTGTAGATGTAGGTAATGGTGCTGGTGTTGTAGTTGATGGTTCAAGATTAAAAGAAGCTGCAAGAAAGGCTCTTATTTTTGACACAGGTTTAAATAGTTTATTTGAAACTTCAGATACATTAGTCCCAACAAGAATTTCTGAAGCAGCAACACATACAGGAAACGTTATTACACTAACCGCAAATCCTGGTGAAGATTTTGCTTGTACAAATGATGATGTTCTTGTTATTGATTCTAGCAATACTAGAATTCCTTTAGATGCTACTGTCAATAATGGTGTTCCTCAAACTTCATTTAATAATAGTATATTGACAATCAATTTAGATCCTGCTGCAAGTTCTGCAACAAATGTTACAGTTTACTATAACAAAAGATTAGTTGGTTCTTTAAATGGTGTTGACCCATACAATAAAATTTCACATGAAACTTATGTGAAAATTACATATAATTCTATCATAACAAAATACAATTTAGGTTTACCTGATGTATATAAAATTATTAGTATTGAAGATTCAAGTGGAACAGATTTTACTAGTAGCTTCAGACTTATACCAAACCAAAAGGATACCCATTACGATTTATCCTATTTGGAATTCCTTCAAGGAAGACCTGAACCTTCTGGTGTATTAACAGTTAGGTTAAATGTATTTGAAGCTTCAAATGCAACAGGCGAATATTTCTTTACAATAAACAGTTATCCAAATACACTTGAGAGATATGACATTCCCGTTCATGTATCGGAATCAGGTAAGAGATATAATCTAAGAGAATGTTTTGACTTTAGACCTTATGTTGATAAAAATTCTAACATTTCATACTCTGATACAGCCGGAACTGCTTATACAATCCCCAGTCTCCCAGCGCCTGGTGAAATTGCTCCCACTTTCAGTAATTACGGACCACCTTTAATTCCAGCATTTGGAAATGCAATTACAACTGATATCGAATATTATCTTTCAAGAGTTGATACAGTTGTGTGTGATTCGTATGGAGAAATTTCAGTTATTAAAGGTGAAGAAGAAAGGTTTGCTGTACCACCTCGTATAGGTACTGACCAATTGGCACTTGCACAAGTATCAATTCCAGGGTTCCCTGCTTTATCTAGGAAAGAAGCTAATGCTCAGTTGAAGAGTGAATACGCCATTAAGGCTAAGTCAACTGGTATTAAGGCTTACACAATGAAGGATATGCATGAGCTTGACAAGAAGATTGACAATCTTGCGTATTACATTTCACTTAATCAATTAGAAGCTGATACACAAAATCTTGTTATTACAGACGAAAATGGATTATCAAGATTTAAAAATGGATTTATTGTAGACCCATTTAATGATTTATCACTTTCAAATATTGAGGAAGCAGAGTTCAATGCAGCTATCCCATTCAATCAAAGAGTTTTAACTCCTTCAGTTAAAACTTATCCACTAGATTTAAGATATAAAACTGCTACAGGTTCTTCTATATTCCCATCAACCTCAAATGCAAAGGTTGCAACAGTTACTCGTGATTCAAATGTGGATATTATTGACCAACCTTATGCTTCTAATATTAGAAACTGTGTAAGTAATTTCTACAAATATGTTGGTGATGGAGTTATTTCGCCTCCTTATGACGCAGCATATGATACAACTACAAACCCTGTTTCGATTGATATTGACTTAGCAACGCCGTTTGAAGAATTTATTGATAATATTCAACAATTCTTACCATTGACAGATACAACAAGTACTACAGATTTCAATCCGGATCCAGGTAGAGGTGGCCGTCGAGGTGCTGGAACAGAAGTTACAACAATTACAACAAGAACAAGCGAAATTAATGTTCAACCAGGAAGTACTACAACATCATTTGTAGGTGATTTCCTTACCAATTTCCAATTTGAGCCATTCATGGCTGGACGCGACATCGCCATTTACATGTCCGGCTTAAGACCATCAACCAGACATTATTTCTTCTTTGACGGAGTAAATGTTGATTCTCATATTATACCAGGCAATACAACTGCTAATTCTGTACGTGCAGTAAAAAGATCCGGTAATAAAGGTGCAGCGGTCACAACTGATGCAAATGGTGTATTGAGAGCAGTATTTGCTTTACCAAACGAAACATTCTTTGTTGGAGATAGAGTATTAGAGATTGCTGATGTGAATTTATATAATAGCATTGATAGTGGAGCAACATCAAAAGGTCATGTCACTTATCGTGCATATAATTTCAGCGTTGAAAGAACATCTCTTACAACTTCAACAAGAGCTCCAGATATTGATGTCACTACTACTACAACAACAAGAAATGTCGCAAGACGAAGAAGAGGCCGTGATCCACTTGCTCAAACATTCTTTATTAAGAAAGGTATGGGACAAGGCTCAAACTCTGTCTACCTATCAGAAGTTGATGTATTCTTCAAGCGTGTAAGTTCAACAAACGGCATTTCACTACAAATAAGAGAAGTTGTAAATGGCTATCCTGATAATGCTATTGTACCTTTCTCAGTTGTTCATAAACTTCCATCTGATCTGACAAGCGCTTCATCTGATGATGCTTCAGTTGCAACAACATTTGCATTTGATGCTCCAATTCGACTTGATGTTGAAAAAGAATATGCAATTGTTCTTCAACCTGATGCTTCAGATCCAAATTACTTAGTATTTACATCTAAGGTCGGTGGTGTTGACTTGACACCAGGTGATACTCAAGGTTCTGCTATTGTTCAAGACTGGGGTGATGGTGTTCTATTTACTTCAACAAATAATAGTGCTTGGAAATCTTACCAAGATGAAGACCTCAAGTTTACAATTAGACGCCATAACTTTAGTTCAGCTAATGGAACAGTCACACTTACAAATAACGATCATGAATTCTTCACAGTAAGTTCATACAGTGGAAGATTCCAAGTAGGTGAATTGATTTACCAAGAGGCCTCATTATTAGGTGGTACTGGTGCAACTGTCAGCCTTGTTGAAGGTTCAAATGTAATTACAGGAACGGCTTTAGATGATACTTATGCTGTTGGTGATTTCATTAGAATAACTGAACAAGCTCCAGGCACAGAAGAAGATATCTTCGAAGTTACGAATATCGTCAGTACAACACAGCTTGAACTTGATAAGCCTGCATTCTTCTCTGCAAACCCTGCTAATGCAACACCAGTAATTGTTGGTAAATTATCTTACTATGATAAAAATAATCCAACAGAAATGCATTTGGAACAAAGTAGTGCTACTTCAACTAGAGCGTTTGTGGTTAGTACTGGAATTGTTGGTTTTGACAGTGGAAGAACAGCAACGATTGATTCGATCGACAACAT